GAAGCAGCGCCGAGGAACGTGACAGCCGCGCCGGAAACCGGCAGAGCGTCAACCGTAGCTAGAGCCTGAGAAGCCGAATACATCGCAGGAACAGTAACTGAAGCGGTCGTTGACGCTGTAACGTCAGCAAGAGCAACGAACTGATACAGCGAGCCAGTTGACTCACGGGTCTGTGGGTTGACAGCGTAGACGTTAGCGATGGTGAACACGTCGCCAGCTTTAATCGTCGTGGTTGTAAGACCAGTCAGAACAACAGTCGTCGAGCCTTCAGTCGTGACGGTCGCATTAACAGTTACGGTGCCAGCGCGTGAGCCAGTCGTGAACTGCTTGATTGACTGAGACATATTCAGCTCGTCGTAGCCGAGGATGCCTTCACCAAACATGCCGTTCTTGAACTGCTTTGAGATAGCTGAAACAGGGTTGAACAGACCTTTCATGCCTTCGATCAACGCAGCGTTAGCGGCTGGGTTAACAGTGGCATAACGAGGCTGCATGACTGCGGCGTTCTCGTTGAGCTTCTGTTGGGCTTGCAACAGGACGAGCGACGTAGCAGGCGTGGTGCCTGGGGTGCCGACCGAGTTGCCGATGTATTTGAAGCTGTTTGCAACGTCGGCGTCGATAGAAGACGCGAGCTGCGAAATACGAGGCTTCAGAACACGTTCAGCGAAGTCGTCCAACTGCATCGTGAGTTCGGCGGTCGTGAAGTTCACGCCAATATGCTTCTGGCTGGAAACAGTGAGCGTGGTGTATTGCTCGTTGTCGTCCTGAACCTGAAGGGCAGCGCCGTCCGTGACCAATGCGCGGTCAGGAAGACGGATGCGGAGGGTCGAGCCGATCTTAGCGCCTTCTACAGCGAAAGAGTCGTCATACTGACGGTTTACAGTGCGGGTGAGGACAAGACTATTCTCAAGGATCTCAAGAGCCTTGCGAGTAATCATGTCGATTGTTAAAATCGAATTAGACATGATTTGATTACCTACGGTTTTGCGCTTCCCACTTCTTGATCTGTCGCAACCGTTCGGCTTCAATCCATTCTGACGTTGACATCGACTTTATCGCTCGCGCGTCTGTCGTATCATATCTAGGGCCGGAGCTTGACCGAGTAGCCGTGACAGGAGCAAGAGGAGCTGGCGCAGTTGAAGTGCGTTTGGCCGGTGGATCCGCGACCAGTTTGGCCTCGATCCTACCGATCTCCTTTGCCTGCAAAATCGGCGGCAAATTGGCGATCCGCTGGGCCTCTTTCGGATTGGAGCCTAAGTGATAGATCACTTCAGGGCCAATGTCTGAAGCCTGGATGGCTTGAGCCATAAAATCCGTTACAGGAAGATTCGGATTATACGCAACTTGTTCAAAGTCATCGTATCTATCGCGCGCTTCCTCTTCACGGTCTTTATATGAGTCAAGCAGAGCTGCTTGCTGCTTTGCGGCCTCACGGTGTGCCAGAAGCTGTTGAGCTTTTTGCTCTGCTAATGCTTCCGCATAGGCATGAGCATTCTCAAAATCATCTGGCGCGGGCGGAGGTGCGACGGGCTGTCTAGCCTGTTGCTCCGCAAGCCGTTGAGCTTGCTCTCTTTCCCATTTGCGCTGTTCTCTTGCAAGGCGTTTGCCTACAATTGCGTCCAACTCTTCTTGAGAGAACGATTTTGTAGACTGTTGTTCCTCCGGCGTCGTCTCAGCGGGTGTAGGAGCTGCCGTAGCTTCCTGTTCCGGCGCGGGGCTGATCTCCGCTACAGCCTGTTCTTCATCGCTCATCGCTTACCTAGCTTTCCGGCCAGTCGGTTAATCATAAACTTACTCTTCTGTTGACTTTCCGTCAACAAGCCCTTTGCCAACTTCCTGAATCTTAGCGGCTAATGGCAGAGCTTCATTTGCAACAGCTAAACCGCCAGCTTTTGTGGCAAGGTCAAGCATCTGCAAAAGTTTATTCAATTCTTCAATCGTAAACATTTACCTTCTCTAAGGTTGTCGGTTCAGTGGAGATTGACGCGAGCTGAACCGACGACCTCCCGCGCCAAGCTGGTTAATTCGTAGGCTCGCTGATGTCCGGCGCTGGCGGCGCGACAACTGGCGGCGTAACCCAAGGAAGCGGCGGGTTGATAACTGGCGGATTGATCTGATTTTCAATCTGCGCGTCTAACGCTGCCTCTTGTGCCGCTAATGTCTCAGCGCCAAAAGCAGCTTCCAGCCAGCCGATAACCTGTGCTTCAGTCAGATCAGCATAGGCTGTGAATGGAGCATCTGGATCTAGCGTTATTGCTAATGAGCTATAGATGTCGCCATTGTGACCGTTGCCGTCTGTCGCTTGTCTGCGCCAGTGGACGGTGAACACTACATCTGTATGGTTGTCGTGTTCTGGATAGCACTCTAGTTGAGATATTACCCAAGAATATGTATTAGCCATTGTTGATCCTTATGCGTTTGCGATAGTCGTAACGGTTCCAGAAGAACCACGATATTTTAATGCGCCACCTTCGACGTATAGCTGACCCATCCCAGCAGGTGATGTAGTTGGAGCAGTTCCATTAGCAATGCCGATTACACTAGCTGCTGATGTTCCGACACTAGTCGTCCCAACCAGCAGGTTTCCGCGGTCAAGCGTCATCGCCTGAGTGAAGGTGATGGGGTTTCCTGCGGTGCCAGATGGTGCGGTGAACCACTTAAATACACCAGCTTGTTGCGCTAAATAAGATGCGGCTGCTGTTGTTTTATATAAATAGTTAGGACTACTAAAATACCAGTTAGCCCCCCAATAAGTATTGGTAGAATTTGAAATAATAGTTCCAGTTGATAATTCTAAAACAGGGAATCCCCAAGCACTCCAAGCACTCGGCGTCACACCTAGTCCGAGGTTGCCGGATGCGTCGATTGTTAAACGAGCAGCTCCTGCCGATAAATCTGCTATGTCAAATGTATTAGTTGCAGTTCCACCAGCGCGAATACCCCAACTTCTGACGCCAGTTTCAACTAAATTTACAACAGTAGTGCCACCTGTTCCCGCAAGTGAAAGCAAATAGCCAGGAGACGTAGTTCCAATACCCACCAGCCCTGCGCCTGTAATCCGCATACGTTCAGTATCATTCGTGCCAAAAACAATAGGCGTAGTCCCGTTAGTGGTTATTACGGCACCAAGAGTATTAACAAATACCAATGAACCTATACCTGCGGTGGCTAATCCACAGATCGTTCCAGTAGTAGCTGAACTATATTGACGTAATCCTGCGGAACGAAACGAGGTAGAATAATCTGACGCACCAGCAAATATCTCTGTTGAGGCTGCTGTATTACTTGGCTTAGTAAATATTCCATTTCCAATAATATCAATTTTATAGATTGGCGATGTGTTGGTAATACCTAGATTAGTTCCGCTAAAGTAAAGATTAGCGCTTGTGCTTAATGCGCTTGTTCCATTGCCGTAAGGAATATACCCAGCCGTCAGCGTGGCGAGGCCAGTGCCGCCCGATGCAACGCCAAGAGGCGTTGTTAGCGTCAGACTACCCGCCGATACAGCGCGGCCTGCCGTCAAATTAGCGACCGAAACCTGATCGGTAGTGCCCGACTGAACAATCGGTAATACTTCCGTGCCCGCAAGCGGAGTTGTGGCAGCGGGGAGAGCGGAAATCTTTACGTCAGCCATGTTCGTATCCTTAAGCCAAAATCTTAAAGCCGTTTTCCTGCACTAGGAAATCGCTTGCTTCAGTTAAAAGCGCGCCCGTGGAAGGGCTATTACCAGACGAGCCGGAAAATAGCGAAACAATCCCGCCCAAACCCAGCGAAACAGAATTTCTAAGTGCGACGCCCCAACTCATCTAATATTGATCGGTTTGCAGTATATAGAACCGGCGGTGTTGACTTGGATAGCACTCACGCGCCAAGGTGCTCCGGCATCATTAGTCAGATAAAAAGGAATTGGTGTATAAGGTGGAATTGGCGTGCTCGCTGTCGTGGCGGTGACACCTACACCAACGGCGACATAGCACTCTGTCGTCGAATAAATTACAACGCCCTGTGGCCCTGGGTTCCAAGTGCTTGTCGAACCAGCCGTGCCCGTGTAAGAGACAGTTCTAGCCGGATAATCCGCGTCTGAAAGCGGTCGTAAAAGTTCCATTTACTATAGCCTCACGCTAAGAATTTTAGTTTATACAACGTAGACAGATATAAGTCCACGATGCCGTCAATGATGTTCTGGATAGCCGTATCGTCTTTGTCACAGACCTTATACCGCAATTCCTCAACATCTTTTAGCGAATCTTCAAGAAATTCTGTCACATTTGTCGTTTTTTTAGCCGAATGGAGCGTAATCGGCCCGATTAGGCCATGTCTGCCTTGGTAGGCTTCGGCCAAATCGTCGGCTAAACCGATGATATTTTCATAAAACTTACCCAAAGCCTTATGTTTTGCATAGGATCGCGTGTTTAGATGCACGCTATGCGTCACATCGCGGGCTAAAAACAGGTGTCCAATAAGGTCAGCGCAGCTCATTTCACATTAATCCTGGTATTTGGGGCTGTTCTTC